CCCCACAAGGTCAGCAATCTCAACAAAAATTTGACAGAAGTCAGTATTTTTGGAAAGCTCCACTAGGTAAATCACAAATTAGATTTGTGCCTTATGTGGAAAACAAAGACAACCCATTCCAAGAAGTATTTTTTCATTATGGAATAGGAAATAGAACGATGATATCACCTATTAACTTTGGTGATAAAGATCCTATTGTAGAATTCTCAAAAGAATTACGTAAAACATCTGAACCCGAAAATTGGAGACTAGCTAAAAAGTTAGAACCAAAAATGAGAGTATTTGCTCCTGTTATAGTTCGTGGTGAAGAAAATAAAGGTGTACGTTTTTGGGAATTTGGAAAACAAGTATACCAAGAATTATTAAGTTATGCCGCTGATGAAGATTACGGTGATTTTACTGATGTAGTTTCTGGTCTTGATATGACAGTAGAAGTAGTTCAAGGTAATCCTTACCCACAAACTTCAATACGTGTTAAACCAAAACAAACTCCATTATCAGATGATAATACTTCAGTTGAAAAATGGTTAAAAGAACAACCTGAATTATTTAAATATTATAAGAAATACACTTATGATGAAATGAAAACTGCTCTTCAAGACTGGCTAAACCCAGAAGATGGAGGAGAAGGAGGTAGTTCCAATGATCAATCATCTAAAAAAGATGAAGGTTACACATTAAATGTTAAACAAAAGGAATCGTTTAACGAAGACGAGTTTGACGATCTATTTAAAGATTAATAAGTATGGCAAGAAAGAAAGCAAGTCTTGGAGGTGATATCTCTAAGTCTGTTAAGGGGACATTCTCCTTGGATAAATTCAAAGCTGCTAAAGGATTAGGATCAACTAATAATTCATTTAAAGAACAAGAATGGATCCCTTTATCACCAGCATGGCAGGAAATGGTTTCATTACCAGGGATTCCTCATGGTCACATTACTTTATTACGTGGTCATTCAGATACAGGAAAAACTACAGCATTATTAGAAGTAGCAGTTAATGCACAAAAAATGGGTATTTTACCTGTTTTTATTGTTACTGAGATGAAATGGTCTTGGGAACATGCTCAAATGATGGGACTACAAGTAGATGTAGAAAAAGATAAGGATAATAAAATTTCTGGTGTTGATGGGAACTTTATTTTTGCTGATAGGGGACAATTACCTACTGTAGAAGCTGTCGCGGGATTCATGGCAGATCTAATGAGTGAACAGAAGAAAGGTAATTTACCAATGGATATGGTGTTTTTATGGGATTCAATTGGATCTGTGCCGTGTCAAATGTCAGTTGAAAAAGCAAAAAATAATAATGAATGGAACGCCGGTGCAATGTCTACTCAATTTGGTAATTTTATTAATCAAGAAATATTATTATCGAGAAAAGAATCATATCCGTATACTAATTCATTAGTTGCTGTAAATAAAATTTGGGTTGAAAAACCTATAGGACCTATGTCACCTCCAATTATGAAAAATAAAGGAGGTAATACTATGTTTTTTGATTCTACTTTAATTGTTACTTTTGGTAATATCTCCAATCCTGGTACATTAAAAATTAATGCTGTAAAGGATGGTAAAAAAGTAGAATGGGCTAAAAAAGTTAAAGTTGCTATTGAGAAAAACCATATTAATGGTATTACTACAACAGGTAAAATTTTAGCTACACCACATGGTTTTATTTCTGAAAAGAAAAGTGATATTGAAAAATATAAAAGACAACATCAAGAAGAATGGGGTAAAATTTTAGGTGAAGGTCCATTCGAAGTAGTTACAGAAGGATCAGAAGCCGAAGATTTCCAAAATCCATCCCCAACGGATGAATAAAAACTACCAAACCATACTCGATAACTTGCACGAGGGATCAAGTCTGGAGCCCCTACATTTAAATAGTAGGGTGCTCCTAATTGATTCAATGAATACTTTTTTAAGATCATTTGCAATTATACCTGCAATTAATCCACAGGGTAATCATATCGGGGGTTTAGTAGGTTTTATGAAATCATTAGGATATGCAATTAAATTAATTCGACCTACTAGAGTAATATTAGTATTTGATGGTCAGGGTAATATTACAAATAGAAGAAATACTTATTCTGATTATAAAGCTAATCGACAAATAAAAAGAATAACAAATTTCAATGTATTTTCTACTCTAGAAGAAGAATCAGATTCAGTTTCTACTCAGATGTTAAGGTTATTAGATTATCTAAAAACTTTACCTGTAAATATTTCCATTATTGATAAAATAGAAGCAGATGATACTATAGCTTACTTATCTCAAAAATTAAAAGATGATATTATAATTTATTCTGCTGATCAAGATTTTTTACAATTAGTAAATAAAAGAATAACAGTATATTCCCCTATTAAAAAGAAATTTTATAGGCCCCAAGATGTTTATGATCAATATGGTTTATATCCTCAAAATTTTATTACAATGAAGTGTTTAATGGGTGATAAATCTGATAATTTACCCGGAGTTAAAGGTTTAGGTCCGAAAAAATTATTTAAATATTTCCCTGAATTAGAGGATAATAAAAGATTTACTTTAAAAGAAGCTTATGATAAAGCGACTGAAAAAGTAGAAGAACATGGAATTTATGGTAATGTTCATTTATTTAAACAACAATTAGAAATTAATTATGAATTAATGTCTTTAGAAGATATTGAATTATTAGAATCAGATCAACAAGAACTTGATCAATTAATTGAAACACCACCATATAATTTTAAAAAGAACAAATTTTTAGGTTTATACGAAAAAGATTTATTAGGAAGAGGAATACCCAACACAGAATTTTGGCTATCAGAAGTATTTTCGTATCTTCAAAATTATAAGATTAAATAAGTTATGACATTAAAGAGCTTATCTCAATACGGACCTCACTTTCAAGTTAAGGTTTTAAATTCTTTGCTTAAAAATAAAAAATTTACACTTAATATTCGAGATGTAATTTTACCATCATTTTTTGAAAATCAAGCTCATCAATGGATAGTAAAAGAAACATTACAATACTTTGATAAGTATCATTCTACCCCAACATTAGATTTTTTAAAAATTGAAGTTAAAAAAATAGATAATGATGTTTTAAAAACTTCTATTGTTGATCAATTGAAAGAAGTTTATAAATTAATTAATGATGATCAAGAATATGTTGAATCCGAATTTTCAAGTTTTTGTAAAAATCAATCATTAAAATCGGCATTAATGAAATCTGTAGATTTATTAAATGATGGCATGTTTGATGAGATTCGTTTTACTATTGATACCGCTTTAAAAGCAGGACAAGATAAAGATATAGGACATGAATATATAAAAGATGTTGATTCTCGTTATAAAGAAGAAGATCGTCAAGTAATACCTACCCCTTGGACAATTATTAATGAAAGATTAATGGGTGGTATAGGTGGAGGTGATTTTGGATTAATATTTGGTTCCCCAGGAGGAGGAAAATCTTGGACAATGGTTGCTTTAGGTGCTCATGCTGTAAAATTAGGATTAAATGTAGTACATTATACACTAGAACTATCAGAAGGATATGTTGGTAAAAGATATGATTCTCATTTTATAAATGAACCTGTAAATACAATACATTTACATAAAGAAAAAGTTGATAATTATATTGATAGTTTAAAAGGTTCTTTAACTATTAAAGAATATACACCTGGTCAAGCTTCAATTTCAACAATTGAATCACATATAGCTAAAATGACTGATTTAGGATATCCCCCGGATATGGTTATTATTGATTATGTTGATTTATTAAAAAGCACTAGTAATTCAAAAGATGAAAAAGAAAGATTAGATAACACTTATGTATCTACTAAAGCATTAGCAAGAACATTAAATATCCCTGTTTGGTCTGTCTCCCAGGTTAATAGAGCGGGTGCAAGAGATGATGTTATTGAAGGAGATAAAGCAGCGGGTTCTTATAATAAGATAATGATTACCGATTTTTGTATGTCTTTATCAAGATTACCACAAGATAAAGTTAATGGAACTGGTAGATTTTTCTTAATGAAGAATAGATATGGTATAGATGGTATGACTTATCATGCAACGATAGATGCCTCAACAGGTCATATAGAAATGGATGAAAACCCAAGAGAATTACCAGAAAGTTCTGCACCTGCTAAACAAGCATTTGCTAATGATTTTACTCTACAAGATATAAAATCATTAAAAACAATGAATGATGAATATCTTTCAAATAAGAAATAGTCATGCATAATATATACTATATTTATGAAAGCGTTATTAAACAGTTAATCAATAATTTATGAGAGATATTACCAAAGAAAGAATAGTTTACAAACCCTTCGAATACCAAGAAGCACACGAATATTGGATGAAACAACAACAAGCTCATTGGCTTCATACTGAAGTTCCTATGATGGCTGATGTAAATGATTGGAAACAAAATTTATCAAAAACAGAAAAAAATATTATTGGAAGTATTTTAAAGGGATTTGCACAAACTGAAACAGTGGTAAATGATTATTGGTCAAGTTTAGTTACTAAATGGTTTAGAAAACCAGAAATCATAAAAATGGCCGTAACTTTTGGTGCATTTGAAACAATTCATGCAGAAGCCTATTCTTTATTAAATGAAGAATTAGGTTTAGATGATTTTAGTGAATTTTTAGAAGATGAAACTACAATGGCCAAAATAGAAACTTTAATGAATATTAGAGATGAACACAATGGTGAAGTAGATTGGAGCGAAAGAGCTCGTTCATTAGCTATATTCTCAGCTTTTACAGAAGGAGTTAATTTATTTTCTTCTTTTGCAGTTTTATTATCTTTTAAATTAAGAAATTTATTAAAAGGTGTAGGACAAATAGTAGAATGGAGTATTAGAGATGAATCATTACATTCAGATGCTGGGTGTTGGTTATTTAGAACTTTATTAAAAGAAAATCCTAAATTAAATACTCCTGAATTACAAAAACAAATAGAAGATGCCGCTAATTTATCTCTAAAATTAGAATTAGATTTCATAGATAAAGTTTATGAAATGGGAGATTTAGAGGGATGTTCCAAATATGATTTAGTATCTTTTATTAAACATAGAACCAATACCAAAATGGGTGATTTAGGTTATAAACCTATTGTTAATGGTATTGATAAAGCAGCAATCAATAGAATGAAATGGTTCGATTCATTGTCAGCTGGGAAACAACACACCGATTTTTTTGCAAATCGAGTTACAAATTATTCAAAAGGCGTTACAAAATGGGACGCAAATTCGTTATTTTAAATGGACAGTAATTTAATATCAAACACAGAAAACTGGGAGAAAGGTAGAGATTATCCTTCTTTCATGGATGAAATTTCAATAGCTACTTTATCAAAAGGTTATTTACTACCTGGAGAAACACCAAAGAAAGCATATAGACGTGTAGCACAAGCTGCCGCTAAAAGATTAAATAAACCTGAACTTGAAAACAAATTTTTTAAAATTATTTGGAATGGATGGTTAGGTTTAGCATCACCTGTTATATCAAATATGGGTACTGATAGAGGTTTACCTATTTCTTGTTTTGGAGTTGATACTCCTGATTCTATTAGGGGTATTAGTTTAACTAATGCCGAATTAATGAAATTAACTTCTCAAGGAGGAGGAGTTGGAATTTCTGTTTCTAGAATTAGACCTAGAGGAACCCCAATAGCAGGAAATGGGAAATCTGAAGGAGTAGTACCTTGGTGTAAAATTTATGATTCAGCAATTATAGCTACAAATCAAGGCAATGTAAGAAGGGGAGCATCTTCAGTTAATTTAGATGTTAATCATCCAGATATTGGAGAATATTTACAAATTAGAAGACCTAAAGGTGATCCTAATAGACAATGTTTAAATTTACATCAATGTGTAGTTGTAGATGATGTTTTTATGAGAAAACTAGAATCTAGAGATCAAGAAGTTATGTCTTTATGGGCAGAAATTTTAAAATCTAGAATGGAAAC